TTCGCCGTAGGCGACATGGAGTTCAGGAAATACGGTGTGGAAAATGTGATGTAGTCGAGTTGTGGTGATGTGGATTTTGCTATTAGTTTCTTGTTTTCAACGAGTCGGATGAGTTCTTTTTCGATTGGGTTAAACAGTCTGATTTGTGTGATTTTGTTGTCCTTGATTATTTTTGCAATGTGTTTGGTTGCGTCCTTGTCGATGCTTTCGATGTAATGGATGTTGTGAGCGGGGATGTGGGCGCTGTGGTTGAGTTCGTCTTGGTAATTTTTCATGGTTGCTCGATGAAAGGCGAGTTTTAATTTATGGTAGGGGTATTTTTTGAAGAAGTAATCGTGTTCCCATAGTAAGATATGGGGTTCTGCTACTGCTACTGCTACTGCTTTCGCTGCTGAGTGTCCATTGGATTCTGTCGGTGATGTGAATTCTATGATTTGACGGATATACTTCATTTCAAACAATTGATTTGGGAAAATAACCAACAGAAAATTTGTCATTTTGGGTCTTGTATATTGGTATTATATATTATCTTTTTATTTTTTGTTTGGGTTGATTTGTGTGTTGTAGCACGTTGTAGCACGTTGTAGCACGTTGTAGCACGTTGTAGTAGAACCGTATCTAAAGGTGGGTGGTTGCGGTTGCTGTGCTTGAAAAAACACATAAAGATTTCTTATCTTCTATCTTTATATAATGAGCAGCCGTCGTGTGTTTACCCTTATGAAACCGTCTTGTTTAGACTGTGTATTTTTTAGATATGGAGGGTCTGGTGAATCTATTATCCAATCTACCTGTAAGAAATTTTTGGTGAGTCCCATTCAACATACTTTTGCAGATAAGACTGGCTTACAGAATTTTCATTGCCGAGACAAACATCCTTACGCTCTTATGGCGCGATTCGATGTTTCGATGTGTAGTTTGCAAGGCACTTTTTTTCAGAAAAAAGAGAATGGTCTTAAAAAGAAATAAGGGTTATGGTGTATCGGAACTGGTTGTTAGGTGTATAAAATTGATATTCTTTTTTTATAATATTTGTGTATTATAAAAAAAAGATGAATAACATTGCACAAATTTCACACATTTCACACGTTGCACACATTTCACACGTTGCACAGTGGAAAGAATTGATGAACAATCGATACGGTGCTTCTGGCAGGAATACCATCGTAAATGAGAATATCCGGGATTTGAATAACATGAAAAAGGAAATCGATGATAAAATAAATAATATACGTGGAGACAGAGTGCAAAATCTGAATCTTTTGAAAAAAGAAATGTCTGCCCGTCTTTATCAGTTTCAAACAGAATTGAATGACATGAAAAAAGAAATTGCAGACAAAATGAAAGAAAAAAAGGAGGATACCCATGTGAGAGAAGGTAAATATTTAAGACGGAACAAACGCAAATATGGTGACATATAGTGTGTTGGGGTTTGGGGTTTGGGTTTTGGGGTTGGGGTTTGGGAATTTATTTTTTATTCAATGAGTAAAAAAACGAAGAATTGTCCATTTTTGGGAAAGCATATAGATATATTATATTTACACTATATATAATGCCAAATATAGATTATACCAATACAGTAATATATCGTATCGGGTGCGGTGGAAAAACCATTTATGGGCATACAACAAATTTACAAAAATTGAAATCAACTATTAAAAGTGACTGCGCACGGGGTAAAAAAACAAAGATGACTACATTTATTATGGAAAATGGTGGGTATGAAAAATGTGAATGGTATATGTTAGAGCAATTTACTAATTGTAAAAATAATTTAGATGCAAATTTGAGAGTGGAATATTACAAATCTATCGAAAATGATGTGGCGCGCAAAATGAGTAAAAAGAGTAAGCCCCGCAATGATACGACGACTGATGCAACTACGGTGACTCCATATGAATGTCCGACTTGTAAAAAGATATTTGCACGTAAATTTAATATGGAGAGACATCTGAACTCAAATTGCAAAACAAATGCAATGACCTCTGATATTCAAACTTTTTTGGTTCAAATTACAGGAGGCGGTGATAACTTTTTACGCAACATTGAAACTGCTATCCAGGATATGGTTGAAAAAATGCAGAATGATTCGATTCGTTACACTATTTATAGTTTTACACCCTTGAAGAATTAAAATGGGATATATTTTAATATAAATACATTAATAATAAATAATTATTCATGTATCCTTTCAAAATTATTTACTCTACTAAAGAACAAAAGGAAAAACACAAAGATGAAATATATGGATATGCTAATGATTTATCAGAAATTAAAAAAATAATATACAAATCCGCGGATGAATATATTTGTCAGAATAAAAATATGATATTTCGTGAAATGGAAGAGAATGATGAAATTTCACAGTATACATTCTATAAAATGTTCGATTCATTGCCAAGTGTAAAATATTTTGATATATCGCCAAAAATATGGCATGAATATGAAATAGATGAAGTAGAATTACATGAATATTTTTTGTCTTATTTTAAACCGGTGAAGATTTGAAATATGACATTTTAATTCGTCAAGGGTCGGATATCGGTATAATGCGACGACATCGGCTTCATAATTTGTATATAGTTTGTAAAATATATACAAATCATTTGTATTGGTAAGTATTTTTATATGGAGCTTTCGGGTTCGCTTTCTATCATTGGTGTGAAACGGAAATTTACAACGTGTCTTCTGTTATACATCATAAATCTCAATTTTCTTACATACAATTTATATCGTTCTTTTTGTTCTTCAATTTCCTCAATCAGTTGTTTTATTTTGTCTACTTCGGTTTGAGTCAAATGTGATTTGACGTTCTCTAAAAAATTTTCCATGTCTTGAAGACGTTCAGATATAAGTTCAGAAATTGCTTCATTTTGGTCACATGCATTGAATTTTTTATCGATTTCGTCATACAGATATGCTATGTTACTTTTTAGATTAGTAATACCTATGTTAGCAAACTGTTTGAATTTTCCACTGAAATGAACATATTCTATAAGGTGTATGAATGACCCGAACATTTTTTTGAGAATACGAACTTGTTGTTCTGGTGTGAAGAACTCGACGAGGTTTTCTTTGCCTAATGGAATTATCGTAATATTTTGGTTAGGATTGGTAATCGAATCAATGGGAACTGTAGGCGGTGCTGCGATATAATTTATGATGGTATTATTATTCTGAGTATTCGTAGTATTGATTACAGTTTGATTTTGTTTGAGCTCTTTGATTTGGAGTTCGAGTTCTTGGATTTTTTGATTTGTATGTTCGAGTTCTTGGATTTTTTGTTCGTATACGTCTTTTGATTTACAAATCGATTCATGTCTTGTGAGATTATATTTTCTTGTATGTATTTTATTACAATACTTACAGTGTAAATTTTGAGTTGGTGTTTCTGGTTCTGGGGGTGCATGTAAGTCATTTAGAGTTTGTTCAAATATTGTTTTCCATTTGGTTTCTTTTTCTTTGACTTCATCGTATGTCTTACAGATGCATTTTTCTAATATTTCCATTTTCCAATTTTCCCATCCCCCGTGTTCATTTATGATACTGTATAAGGGGGTTTTGCTGGTGTTTACTGTTTGTTTATGGTAATACCGAGTTTTTATAGGATTTGTAGTGGAGCCTATGTAGATATACTTTATATTGGGGTCCTTACAATATATTTTGTAGATTTGAACTTCATTGTTGGTGTAGTTGATGAGCTTCATTTATTTATTGTATATAATATGTGTTTATATATTTTTATTGGATATTTTTACTCAATTTTGAGAGACCCATTTTGGAAATTGAGGGAAATTGAGTAAAATTGAGGTTTTGCGGTTTGTTACCATTATGCTGTATTTTCACGTTTTACGTAATTTTTTTGACTGCATATTTTTTTGAAAATGTCTAATATGAGTCGATAAATGTCTAATATGAATGTCTAATATGATTGAGGGGGGGAGGGGCACTTTTTGTACAAACATTATAAATATTTTTTTTATTCAAGAGTAGAAATAATATTCGGTCCTTCTACCTTCGGGGGATTTCTTACAAGAAATTTATTGTTGGATTGAAAGAGAACCGCTTGTGGTTACCCCTGGTCGTTATCCCTTGACACCACCATACAGGTTACCCTATACCCTACCCCTACAGGTTACCCTATAGTCTACCCCCCATTGACACCACCCTACACCCTAAAATACATGCTACCTTACCATACCTTACCATAATATGGATGAGAAATGAGTGACATAATGTGAATCCAGTAACATACTGTGAATCCAGTAATATATTACTTTATGTAGGGGTTGCAGGTGATTAGGCAACGAATGGCATGTGTATACGTAGTGGAAGTGGACGGTCTTACAGAGAACTTTATGTATTTTTTATTGCATTTTGTGTGTTTATATCTACCTTTTCGCGTTTATTATACATCATGAGTTTTACATCATTTGCTGTTTGTTTGTATTTATCGGGATTATTTGTATGTTGTTCAATAAACTCGCCAGTTCTGATATTTATCTTTTTATCCAATGCTTCTTTTTGTTCTTCATATATGGTGCAAATATCATCGAAATGATTATCGATAACTTCTTGAACGACCTTTTCTGCAATGTCTACAACGAATTTTTGGTCGACTTCGCTGTATTTATATGCCAATCTGTTCTTTAGATTGGTAATAGCAACATTTGCAAATTGTGGGTATTCCCCACTGAAATGAACCTTTTCAATGAGGTGTATAAGGCTTTTGTGCATTTTACCGAGAATTTGTTTTTTTTCTCTGTCAGACAGAAGTTCTACTATATTTTCATTACCTAATCCTACTAATTTGATGGTGTTGTTGGTATTATTGATAACAGTATTTATTGTATTGGTGTTGGTATTGGTATTGTTGCTGTTGTTGGTATTGTTGCTGTTGCTGTTGTTGCTGTTGTTGGTGTTGTTGCTGTTGGCATTGGTGTTGGGATTTGCATTCGGACTTACAGTGACTACTTGTGATTCATTTTCATTCATTTTTTGTTCGAATCGTTTTACAAGGTCTATAAGTTGTTGCTGGTATGTAACACGTTCTTTCAAGGATTGGATGGTTTCTTCTGCTTTACATCTACCTTCGCGTTGATGACGGTTGAGCCCATATTTTTTCATAAATGTTTTCATACAAGACTGACATTGCAGCGGGTTTATCGGTTGTTCCATTTCGGTGCGATTCGGTGCATTTTGGGGCTTTTCGGGGCTTTTTGGGGCATTTTCGGGGCTTTTTGGTGCATTTTGGGGCATTTTGGGGCTATCATATAGCGTTAACCATTGATTCACCTTTTCGTCAAGATCTTTTTGATTTGCACAGCTAATACGCTCTAATAATTTCATTTCCCAATTGTCCCATCCACCATGTATATTAATAAATGAATATAATGGTTCATATGATTTTACAATGCAGTTATGCTTATGGTCATGTTTCTTTTTATAAAAACATGTAGTATACCCAATATATACATATTTCACGGCTGCATCTTTACATGATAATTTAT